CCTAATACGTCAATCATCTGCCTATGCAACTGCGGTAGGTCGTATATCTGCGGTGCAGACTGTGCCATCTGCAATACAGCCTGATATTGAACCACTCGTTGTGCCATTGTAGAACTGTTTGGATCACTGACAGGTATAACATCCACCATCATGTAATCCATCTGCCGCGCCGTAACAGAACCTCTTACTGGTTCATACGAATAATCAGGAGACGCATACTCAGCCATGATTAGCTTGAGCATCTTAAACTCCTGCTTCATGGCGTAGTGAACACGGGCTTGTACCGCTGCCATTGGTTTCAGCGTTCTTTCTAATAACGCAAGTGTCGTACCCACAGGGGCGTTAGCTGACATATCTGATATGTTCATGTCACTAATCGCCCCTAACCGCCTTCCTTCCTGCGTTATTTGGTTTAGTAAGGCTAAAAGCGTTTGGCTTGGCTCTTTGTAGGGCAGAGCCATAATATTGTCCCGTATGCTTCCAGAAGGAACATCCACATCTTTAAACTCACCCGGTTCGATGGGCGTATCGTCCCCTTTGATCCGAAGCCCACGAGTTTTTAGACCCCCCGGTAAGTTAGAAAGTGTGCCAGCATCCACCAGTTGCCGGATAAGTGATGTACCTGCCTTTGCGTACCCCCCTATTATGTGTATAAGACCTAGCCCGTAGAACCCAAACCCCGGCACATACACATAGTGTACGAAGTGCTGACGCTTCAACATCAACGGGTCATCAGGATTCCAGTTACGTCTTATACCTAATATCTTAGCCGTACCGCGTTCTATTGTTATCACATACGGTTTAGCTATCTCATCTTCAGAGTCATCTATGCCATCGATCACCACATCTGCGTGTATCTCGTACACCGCATAGCGATCATCGTCAGTCATAGAGTAACCACCCTCTTCAGCCTTACGCTCCTCTATATCTGTGTGGTAGGGCTGCGGGTCACCAAGATCTACTTCTGCATAGAATCCTGATGCTTGTAATTTTTTAAGTTCGTTCTTGGTCTTACGCATTACGTGTGTCACACGCTCCGCGCTTTCTACGTTAGACGCTCCGTAAGGAACAATGACATCTTCGGCTGGTATGTACATCGCCACCTGCCGACCAATATTCGGATCGTAGTAAACCTTCTTAAATGCAGAACCAGCCAAACCAAGACTGTAAAGCAGGCGCTCATGCTCCGGTCTATATTCGACCATGCGCTCTGTAAGCTCGTAGTTCATGTCAGCTTTGACACGCTGCGCTGCTTCTTCTTTCTCTTTAGTCTCTTCTCCAAGCACTTTAACTTTGACGGGGCCAGCGGCGGGGAAGGTCTCACTCATTGTCTCAGCTTGGAAGCGTATAGCCGCCTCTGCTAAAACAGTTGAATACACACCGCAGGCTCCTTCCCAAGGTTCATTACGTTCTTCGTAATTGAACCCCAAGACATCAAGACCTTTTACAAACGTATCTGCCCAATCTTTCCTGCTGGACGTATCAGAATCCACAGCACTTATCAGCTCGTCTGATAACTCGTTGAGCACAGAGTCATCTAAGACTTCAACAAGATTAGCATCAAAAGGAACAATATCACCCACATCAGCGTCAGGAATGATGGTTACCTCAACACTGCCGTCATCGAGAGTAACCATCTCAGGATTGACAATCTCTATTTCAAGATTCTCTTCCTGTTCCAGAGATTCTTCTTCTATCCCTATCGGGGCCGAATATAGTCCTTTCTCTACTGCCATTAGTCTGCCCTCAAATTAACCTTACTCGCCCGCCTTCACGATAACCTTTAGGAAGTTCAGTAACTGCTCCCCCACCTTTATAGACTTGAGGTGCGTCTTTTACTTTTCGACCTTCTTCTATAATGGATTTATAAAATAAAGATTTTCTAGGGTTAGGCACCTCATCTCTAAAGAGATGCATCATATCTTTTACTAGCTGTGAATCTAATAAATCTTTAGCGGCTTCAACCATTTCTTCGTCGCTACTTCCAAAAAAGGAGTTCCCGACAGTTCTATTATATAATTCTCTAAACTGTTTTAGGTCTTTCTTTTGATCTTCAGTCGGGCCATCACCTCTAAACATACGATTTCGAGAAAAACCTAAAGCTCCATCTGCTAATGATTCTACACTGGCTATAAATTCTCTTTTGTTTGGAGAAGCCATTAAATCTTGAACTCTATTAGTTAGCTCAATTCCATCTTTTTTTGTTTTATGTCTATACTCATGAGCAAATATATCTGCTCTTGCGTTTATAGGCTCCACAGCAGAAACTGTACCCGGCTCAAATTCTAATTCGTAACCTTTATATTTTTTAACTGTTGGTTCTTCTCTTGTTTCGGGTACATATAACCCTTGTAATGTTAAACCTCGTGGACCCACATCCGCTTCTTTTGGGAATGCTTTTAGTCTTGCACTGGTAGGATCTACTTCAGGAGTGCCTTCTGGTAAACGCATCTTCATCTCGTTTACAAAATCTTGGTCTTGAAATTTTACAGAGGCAAGAAATTCCTTTTGCTGCTGCTCAGTCATGTCTCTGGTTATTTTTTCAAAAAGTGCAGCGGCATCTTTAGATATTTTATCTGTGTATTCCTGTAGCTCTGGAATCATAGCCATTAGTAATACCCACCCCTGCGTTGTTTAAAGTACCGTACATCCTCCGGCTCATCAGTGGGCAACCGTATAAATCCACCTTGTCGAAAACGCATGAGTGCCATCACTGTTGAGTCAACTAGGTCATCATGGCTCATAAACGGAAAACCTGCAATTTCTTCGATTACCTCTTCTGCCCACCGTGTAGGGGGAACCCACACCAAACCAGACGCTACAATATCAGATACCGAGTTTAATCGCGCAAGTTTATCACCTGATCCTCTGTGGGGGGTATACTCAGATACAGGCAGTCCCATACGCCTCATCTCCTGATACAAGGCCGTACCCGAACTCTTCTTCTCCACTATAAATGCGTCCGGCTCCCACTCAGCGTACTCGTCCATCGCTAAATCTTTTAACTCAGGGAACTCCATCCGCTTCTTAATACTATTGAGTAGGATAATGTTATACGCATCATTCTCTTCGTTGAGGAACACACCCCACGTAGTCAGAGCCGTAAAGTCAGCCCTGTTATGTGTCTCTGCCGCTGCGTCCAACGACATGATGATATACTCACAAGACGGCGGGTCGCCTTGCTCCCACATCTGCCACCACTCACGTTTGACCAGTGCGGCCTCTTCTGCTGTCGGTTCCTGCTGATACTGAGCGTTCCACTGGAATGTGGGCATAGATGCCTTGGTTCTCAGTAAAGCTTCAAGGTCAAAGAACTCAGGCCACAGTGGTTTCTGTATCATCTCGCCCGTTTCTTCGTCATCAATATCCAGAATCGCCGGAAACTCCACCACCTCATACTGATCGGCCCGCTCGTTCTGAACCATGTCTTTGGTCACACGCCCTGTCAGGTCATCCATATGCCAGCGTGTTTGTATAATAGCCACCCGACCACCGGGCATAAGACGAGTTCGAGCACCGAATGTGAACCAATCGTATGCCTTAGAAAATGTCTCAAAGTTACCATTGATGACATCCTGCTCTGAATGCGGGTCATCAACGAGCAATAAGTCTGCTCCCCGACCTGCTATGGACGATCCGATACCACAGGCATAGTACTCACCGCCTGTATTAGTGTTCCATCTACCAGCAGACTTAGAGTCCACTGCCAGCTTTACCGTAGGAAATATCGCAGAGTATTCATCCGAAGCGATCATGTTTCGCACTTTTCTACCAAAATCCACCGCCAAATCAGTGGTGTGCGACACCATCATCACCTTCTTGCCGGGGTTACGCCCCAAAAACCAAGCGGGGTACATAATAGATACAAGATTCGACTTACCATGACGAGGCGGTATGTTTACACATATCCTATCCTTGTCACCCTGCTCAATCGCCATGAGCATATCTGCCAACAGACGGTGGTGCTTACCCACAATGAAGTCTGACTGCATTCTCTTACAGAACTCTATGAGATCATCATACGCCAACTGGTTGGCTCGACGCTCTGCAAGCTCATCGACAATCTTATCGATCTCTGCAATCTCATCAGCACTGTAGTTATCTAGGTTGTCCAGCATCTGCTGAACCTCTTCCTCTGTAAAATCGAGGGCTGGCTCAGTCATCGTACTCTTCTTCGTCCTCTATCTCGCCCAGTGCCTCTTCCAGATCAAGAGTCTGGTTCTCGATGACCACTGCATCTTCTATTTCGACAGGCTCGACCAGCTTCTCCAGCTTAGATCGTAGCTTTGCTCTTAAATCATCAGTAGATTGGTGGGTAACGGTGACTTCTGACTTCTCAGCAAACAGTCCTACGTCTGAAATCTTACCCAGAAGCTCCAAAGCTCTCATTCTGATGCGTGGATCTTGGTTTTCTGACTCTATGAGTAGCTTGTTAGTGACTAAATGACGTATCTGGGCTGCATTTTCAGCAACTGAGTGTCCAAATTCCTGCAAAATGGCATCTGTCAGCACCAAAGAGGCGGGTGTTAGCTTAGAAATGTTCTTATTCGTGGCTTTTTTGGACGTTTTGCCCGGATTTTCGGCGTAAGATGTGGATAAAGCTGCCGCTACGTCCTTATCTTCCTTGGTTGGCTCCAGATCTAGGCCGTGTTCTGCCAGTTCTTGTGCTGTATTGCAGGCTGCTTCTGCTTTTTCTTTGAGGTCAGAAGAATCTGCCCCCTCAGAGACAGGAATACCCACTTCTGGTTTTAGCACTATAGCCATATGTTCGCTGACCTGTGGTCGTTCTGCGAAATATACATAAAAAATAATTTTTTACAAACAGGTCTGGGACTCCAAAGGGGGGTGTTTCCATATATTAGGGGGTGGGGGTCGAACTCAGAGAAAAACTGATTTGTTTGAGGAAATTAGTAATACATAGCCGCACGATAGAATGTACAGCACAGCGGGCTATGGGGGTGGGGTAGGTGTAGATTACACCTGTTTTCGGGCGATTCGCTGTACTTTTAAACATTTAATAGTACCTTAGATCATGTAACAGCGAGCGTTGTTACCTAATGTCATTTGGCGTTAGATCTTTAACTATTACTTGGGATGGTATGAACCAAAACAATAATGCATCTATGGTAGAAGATGGAAAACCTACCGACTTGGAAACCGTTAACATAGAATCAAAAGAGCTGGCAGCTAAAGCTGACAACGAATTTGCATTGTTACGGTCCAACATGGCGTTTAGTGCGGAAGTACTAGATCAAATGGAAAATGCCGGTATCGCTGGCGGTAGAGCTGAAGCTGAGACACAATCTTTTAAAGATCAGTGTTTGGACGCCGGTTTCTACGCTCGTGACATGATTGGCTCTAAAGGTTTAGGAGTAGACTCCGAATCGGTAGAGGGCCAAGCTGCAGACAATCGCTATACCGCATTAATCCGAATGGCCTATAGAGGTCACGCGATTGCTGGTGCTGAACTAGATGCCAATAGCAGCGGATACAAGGGTAAACAACGCGAAGAGTTTATCCAGAGTGAGCTGGAACGAAAGCTCGAACTCTTAGAGAAGTATCAAGCCAAAATCGCCATCGGCGATATAGCGAAGAGCATGGTACAGGATCTACTAGAGAAATCTAAAGATACTGTGGTCTACGCTCGACGTTGTGTCCAGAAACAGGAAGACATTAACAACGGCGTTGTTAAAGAGAAGCCTAAGCCTAAGACGCGACTAGAAAAGGTCGACGTTGTAAAAGCTTTATGGACAAGCTGGCTAGAAGATGCGGACCATGTAGACGCACAATCGGCTGGTGA